AAAGATAAAGAAGGGCTTACGCTTTTCTGTCTTCATATAGTTGTCCTTTGTTTCATCGATGTCGCGGAGCTTGAACTCGGTATAATCAGTAGACCTACGCGGATCAATAAGTAGAAGGCATGAGAGAAGCACATAAAGCTGTACTCGTGCGAACTCTTTCTTGTCCAGTGCATCCTTCTTCATTAGTGGAATAACTTCTTTCTCAAGAGTATGGTACTTGGTCATCACCTCGGCAAAGGGGATATAACCCTCTTTCTGGCGGTCGCTCATTTCTTGCTTTGTCATTTTCTCATCGTAGTCCTTACAGTCACTCATCATCTGTTCACGAAACTTAGCAACTACTTTATCAGCGTGTTTGGCTTTCTCAATGAAAACGATCAAGGCACTGAGTCGTGTTTTGCGGACGCTGCCCGGAACTTGCTTCAAATGATCAATGATTTTCTCATGTTGATCAATGACTTCATCGGGGGTGTCAAGGGAGAGTCCGATCTGCTTCGCAAGATTTTTAAGAATACTAACATAAGTTCGAACTGAACCCGCAGAAAGATTTGGACGATTCGCAAGTAATATTTTTTCCATTCTACTTTACAGATCTATTTTAATTTTCAAACCAAATACGCAAACCATTAATCTAATAAAGATTGGATCTGGAAAAGACAGATCAGATAAAATGGATGATGCAACATTCTACAATTTTCAGAATATGCTTTACAATAATTTTTATGGTTTATATTTGTAGACATATATTTCCAGCTATATTTTGTTAAATATCTAAACCGATCTTCGTCATCATATTTTTTACCGTAGTAGTCCATGATCTATTATACACATAGATTATAGAAAAATGAAAATAAATGTTCTACTTAACACTGAAAAAATATGTGCTGTAATTAACAGGTGAAATAAAATTATAGTTTTAATACAAATAGGTAATTAATTTATTTCGTGAATACCCCCCTTGACGTTTTTTATAATCTTAAAGATTGATAGTTTATGCTATAAACCAATAAATATATTGATTTATAGCGTAAAGTGCCTAAAAAATAGTCTAAACAAGTAATAAAACCGGTTTTATTACTTGTTTAAGCCATATAAACCCATATTTTCAGATATAAACCATATATATTTCGTTAGTTTATGGTTTAAACCATACATTTCGTGGTTTATTGCGAAAGATTCGATCAATAAAGATTATAATTTGCTTCCTTCGCCCACATTTTCAATGCGTATAGATTATCTTTTACATTCTTTTTCTTAAGGTAATCATAATAGGATTGTTCGTCGCGCGTATCCATATCATATAGTAGATCTATATGTTGTTTATTTTCAAGTTGTTTCGTTCCATCTATCCAACTTTGAATCGCATCCTTGCTTTTTCTTTCCTTTGTTAGCTTTTTAATCATATCATTGTTTGATTTGATTGTGATTTTTTCAGCATATTCTGGAATAGACTTAGGATATTTCGTACGAACTAATTCATTTACAATGAATGCGATATTTTTACGATCAGCGGTCGATAATTTCTTTTGATCAATAAGATCTGGATAGTAGCTTATGATATTTTTATAATTCTTATCCATATCTATTTTTTTCGAAATAGGATCTTCTTCTTTCTTTACTTCCTTCTTTACTTCCTTCTTTACTTCTTTCTTTACCTCCTTAACAGCCTCTATTGATTTACCGTCCATAATCGCTCGGACTTCCTTATAACCATCACTGTCTTTGCGTGGAATACACCATGTCTGCTTTCCTTCGTTCCATTTCTTAAGAGCTTCGATCCACTTCATCGTATATATTGTATATCGATATTTATTTATGAATAGGAAGCGTAAGATGCAAGTTTTTTAGGAGTGACTGGCTTCTTCAAATAGGCATCGTATTGCTTCTTTGTAGCAGCGTCCATCTTAGAAATGCGTTCATCGCGGTCCGACATATTCGATATAGACTGGAAATACCGTATCTTCGCATTCTTTACTTCAGGAGAATCTTTTTCCTTTGGAGCTTTTGGTTCTTTTACCTTCGGAGCAGCCTTTGGAGCAATCTTTGGTCCTTTCTTCTTTGGAGCTTCCGCCTTTGGCTTTTCACCCATGATGGCACGAACCGCCGTATGTGCCTCTGATCCCTTGCGTGGAATACACCACTTATCATTTCCTTTATTCCATTCCTTCAAAGCTTCGATCCACTTCATCGTATACTTTAGCATAGATTATTTTCTAACCGTCTATTATAAAAATGATTCCACGTTCCGTTTATGCATCATTGCCTCCAGTGATCGAAGTTGGCGATCAGAAAGAGGATGCACTGAATGAGGTAAAGAATGAGGTTGTATTGGATGTTGCTAAGAAAATGATTGTTGTTCACTCGAAAGACGTATCGTCCGAAGAGCGTAAGATCTTTCAGTTTTGGGGTCGTGTTGTGATCTGGGACGATCGTTATGTCAATATTCCTTTTGAGAAATTGCCAGAAGCTGACTATTACTTTCTTGATATGCGATTGAAACAAGCCCGTGCTGCTCTGGCTACGGTGAATTATGCTAAGTACAATATGGTATGCTATGTGCCATGGTGGCATAAGGGTGAGAAGTTTATTAGCCAGTTAGAGGCACTTGCTCTTACCAAGTTTCCGCTACGGGCAATTTCCAAAGAAGATTTTGATACGCAGCTTCTATCAGAAAAAATTGAAAAGCCATCTCTTGCTCGTTCTTTTATCGGGTGGCTTGTGCCGTGTCTTCAAGCCTAATCAGATGGTTGAAAGATACGCTGTGGGAATACGTTAAAAGCGTTATTTACACAGAGATTATGGTTGCGTTAAAAATATCAATACCACCAATCGTACTTAGTATTATTGTTGCTATTTAGTTAAACTCTAATACAAAATTACCAGTTTCGATTGTCATTACCTTTCGTACAGATGCTTTGGTCTTCTTTACCTTATCATCCGGACTCTTTTTCTCTTTCCGTTCTTTCTTCAACATCTTCTTCAATAATGGAGCATTAGCAGGATCATTTTGAAACTCCATAGCGTATCTATAGAAACGTAGGTAATATTTGTGATATTCTTTCGGGTTTCTCATTAGATGGATTTCGTAGATATACTCGGATCAATCGTAATGTTTCTATTTGTTATGTATACAATGCTTTCCCTATTTTAAAACACATTAAAGCGTGGCTGTGGTCGCCCGTATTCAACAGGTCCGCCTCTCGCCATGACGTTTCCCATTTTTGCCATTATCTGATTTCCTAACTCTTCCGCAAGTGCTTCTTCATAGTTATATGTACCATATAGATCAGCAAGTGCTTCTTCATCATATCCTTTTAGTTTCTGTAATTCTTCCTTACGTATTCTCTCAAGAGCAGTTTTTGATTCGGCGGGATATAACGTTTTAAGTTGTAATAGCGTATCATCCTTACTTGTTTTCTTTTTAATTGCTGGTTGTGGCACTGGTTGTGGCAATGATCCACCACTCGATTCTCCACCTACTCCAGGTGGTCGCTGTAAATAGGACTCTGGTAAGGTAGTTTGGACTAATCGTGACAGTACATTAGATACGGCTTCGTTCTTACCCATTGCATCCCCAGCAGGTGGTAGCTCATTTTGTATAACCCGTACCTCAGGATTTCGCCCAACATTAACGCTTGGACCGACTTGTTTACCTTCAAACGGTAGATCAGAAACACCTGAGTAATCAGAAACACCTGAAAAAGCAGTAGCAGGAGTAGCATTTTGTTGAATTCCTCTTTCTTCTCTGTGAGTTGGTTTTATTCCTGATGGGTTTACTACTTCTACAAGATCGTCTGCTTTATTCTGATTCATGTTGCCAGATGGATCAGATGATGCAATAAATTGCTTCGCCATAATGGGGTTGATCGCAAATGGAGCAACTGCGTAGGATTGATCGCGAGAAGGTAATGGAGCATTCGCAAACATGAAACCAGGACCAGCCAATCGACGGGGTTCTAATACTGGATCATAGGACGAGCGAAACGCTGCTGTGGGCTGTTGATGCATTTTTGGCTTTAGACGATCTGGGTATAATTGTACCGTATCGCCTACTTTTACCTTGACGTTTACAATCTGCTGCTGTGACGCTTTGACCTTAGAGCGTTTAGCCTTCTTCTTCTTACCACCACGCTTCATCATTTCTACATCGAGATCACGATTCATTCTATAACTACTTCATAGAAATTATTTATTCCTCCATTCAATCGGATCAAATCGACGATAATACCGTATCGGTTGACTGTATGCGTTTATATATAGGAAACTATACGGTTCAGCTGTAGCAAAATCATATAATTGCATCAATTTATGTTCGTCCATTCCGATCTCTTTAACAAATGAATCTAATTCTGCTTTGTTTTCTGTTCTAAAAAAAATAATACAATCCAAGTTTGAT